TTCAGGATAATTTCAAGGGCGTCAACCTTTTCGCCCGCGAAGTGGGCTTCAGCCGTGGCTTCACGGTACTGGTCAATAACCCGCTGCAGCTCAGGGGTCGCCGTCACCCAGGATTCAGTCGCCTGGGGTGTCAGGGCGGCAAACGCCTGCGCGTCAGCCCCGTCAAGCTCAGGCGGGGTGCCGGTCTTCAGCCCAGCCATGAAGCGTTCACCCGCAGCTAGCATGCTGTCAAACAGCGCCTGGTCAAAGTCAACCCGTTCAACTTTGAATACCAGCCCACCTAGTAGGCAGGCAATGTCAACCGCCTGGGCGCCATAAATGCCAGCCTGCCAGGTCGCCTGGGCGACCACTTCAGGTGGCACTGGCCACATACCCCACCTGGGGCTAGCTGACGTTTTGACTTCAACCAGCAGCGTAGGGTCGCCCACCACGGTGCGGTCAAGACTGGCCATAGCCCAGGGGTGTGACTTCAAAAACACAATGCCGTGCGACTGGCGCAGCTTACGCCCTGTGGTGTCGGCGTACCAATCTGCCACCACGGGTTCAAGTCGCACGCCACGGTCAGCGGCCGCGCCAACCGGCGCTGGGTCGATTAGCCCCAGCTTTTCATGGTGCAGCTGCCAGGCTGTTTTGTAGGGGCTGACCCCCATGACGGCGGCAATGTCACTGCCACCAATGCCAGCCTGCCTAGCGGCCAGCCAGCCAGGCGACCGCTGGGCCGCCCGAATAAAACCAAAGCGCTTTGCCATTACTTCCCCCAATCAGTTGCGGCATCAACCGCAACAATCCTGCGCCCAATCCACTCAGCTACGGGCGCTACCACCCCATTGCCGCAGCAGCGGTAGCGGTTTGAATCCAGCCCAAGTGGCAGGTCATCCTCATCCATTGGCTCACCGCCAAGCACAGCGTGCGTGGTGCGAATATCGCCAACATCAAATTTATTGAGCGTGTTGGCAAGCCCATCTTCAACCCAAGTTTCAGAGTCAGTGCTGGTTTGCGCTCGCGCGGCTTTGCGAAATGCCTGAGGCAAGTTATAAGCAAGCGTGTCACGGGCTCGCTCCCTGTTTAGGCTTTGGGCAATCGGCTCGTTTGGAAAGTCATACATTTCAAAGTTGCCTACCCTTTGCGTGTCAGCCAGCCCTTGGCTATCGTCCAGCCGTCCTCCCACCCCATCAGCCGCTCGGTTTCCGTAGGTGTCAGCCGCCGCACTGAGGGTAAGGTTTTGGATTTCGTCACCTGCTGGGCCACCACTTCCTTTTGCCCACTTTGCTGTGACTGCGCTAGAGATTCCAGCGCTGCTTGCAGGGCTGGTGGCAACTGCTTGCCCCTGCGCGTTGCCCGCCTCAATATGCCCGCAGCCGCCTTGGCACTCAAATAGTACCTCTGCGGCGCACGCGGCTCCAGCACCTGTGAAAGCGTCATTGAGCGCGGCAATAATGAAGACTCTCTTGCGCCGCTGGGCAACGCCGAAGTAGCGAGCATCAAGCAGCCGCCAGCTGATGCCATACCCCAGGCTGACCATTTCACTGATGAGCCGCCCGAAGTCAGCGCCTCCATTGGAACTAAAGAGCCCTGGTACATTTTCCAGCAAGAGCCACCTAGGCTTTCGCTGTTCAACAAGGTCAAGGAAGGTGAAGGCAAGGCTTGAGCGCTTGCCTGCAAATCCTGCCCGCTTTCCTGCAACGCTAAGGTCTTGGCAGGGGAATCCCCCGCTCCAGATTTCTGCCGCTGGGATGTCATCAGCCTTTACCTCCAAAATATCGCCAAGGTTTGGCACGCCAAAAAAGCGCTCAGCTAGCACAGCGCTAGCGTATTTATCCACCTCGCTAAGGCTCACGGTTTCAATACCGGCACGGTGAAAGCCCAAATCAAGGCCACCTACACCGCTGAAAAACGAAGCGTGCCGCATCATCCGATTAGCGCCGCTACGAAAATCAAGCCAGCGAAGGCAAAGCAAAGCTGCGCGATAAAGCCCAGCATCTCAGCACGCAGCCGCTGCTCGCGCAGCAGGCTGGTGCTCAGCGGCATTTGCGTGTAGGTCTTTGGTTGATTCCTGCGGTCAAGTTTCACTGCATCCCTCCCGCTGCTAGTAGCAGCACCATTGCAAACATAAACAGCGCCACACTCAGCGCCTCAGCAATAAAGGTGCGCATCAGCGCACCGCCGTTGCGGAATACTGCGCAACCAAGGCGCGAGCTTCAGCAATAAGAGTTTGATTATTCTCCCAAGCATTAACTGCACGCTCGTGTGCATCCTCTGTGCTAGCGGTATGAATCTTGCGCTCAAGCGCAGCAGCCCTGATAAGGAAGCGCCCAATAATGCGCTCAAGATTCCTGATGTCCTTGCTCGTAAGCTTTCCCATCTTTTCACTCCTCTGCCAGGCCCACCGTTTGGTGGATTCACTCCCTGACTCCCATAAGGTACACCCACCCCTGCAACGCTGTCAAGCCGTTTGCAACGGTTGTTGCGTGGCTATTTTTTATGCAGGCTGGATAGTAACAATCGGAGGGTAGCCCCCGCCCGTGAGGAGGGTACGGGCGGGGGTCAAGCAGCCTCTCAGGGCTGCTTAGTCAATATCCTCTGAGCCTGCCAGCTCAACAGCCAGCGCAATGCAATCGCGGCAGTAGCCCTCGCCCTCAACCACCGCGTACCCAGCGCCTAGCGCAACGATAGACTCATTGGCTTTCCATACCCGCTGGGTCAATCCACACACCTCACAGCGCCCCCAGGGTGGCGGCTCTTTTGCGGCAGCGTATGCCATTGCCGGTTAGCGCTTCAGGCGCTCTTGGTACACGGCAGCCTCAATGGCCGCCCCAATGGCTTCATCGTCCAGCTTGTAGCCACGCTTTAGGCACTCAGACTTCACCAGCGCCAGAGCGGCTGCCTTTTTGGCTTCGCCTTCCTCTGTGCCAAGTGTCTGCTCAATGGAGCGCACCGCCGTGCGGGCAATCGCCTCAACCATTCCAAACTGCTCAGCACTCATACGCGCCTGCAGGAAATCAATCACCTGCTTGCCCAAATATCCAAGCGCACCAATTGCTACAGGCACCAAGCCCACAATCAGCGCATTCAATAGGTCACTAATAATCGGATTCATTACGCGGCTCCCCTCTTGCTAATCAACACCATTGCGGGCGGTGTTGGAAACCCAGCATTGCCTTTGCTATCGCGCAAGGTCTTTACTTCCTCAGGCAGCGCCCACCTTCCCTCATTGCCTTCCCGCATTGTAGGGCACGCATACTCCCAAGTGGAATTGCTATAGCCAAGCACCACCCAGTGCCCGTAGGTTGCAAGCGGCTGCTTGCGCCAGTAATCGCGCTGCCACTTTGAGCGTAGGCGGTCTGGCAATACCTTTTGGCTCGCTTGAATATTCAGGATGAGGATGCTGCCAGCCTTCACCTCATTGCTTGCCTCACTCCAGTGATAGACAATGCGCGCCTTCAACCCAAGAATCTTGGCGGCATCTCGCACCTGCGCGGCGCTCGTACCCTCTGCGCCGGTTGGCGTATCCACGCGCCCAGCCTGCGCGCACGCCTTGTGGGCTGCCTTGGTGCTGGTATCAACGCCAAGGGCTGTAGCTGCAGTTGCAAGGCTTGCAGGCCCGCAATCGTCCATTGCTTTTACGCCAAGGCGCTCTGCCAAGCCAAGCTGCGAGCGCACCTTGAGAATCATTTGCCTTGCCCCATCATCCACGCGGTGATGCCGCCCAAACCAGATACGCCAAGCAGTGCCACCACAAACTTAGCCAAACGCCACGCGCCACGGCTCTCTGCCACCTCTAGCTTGATTTCAGAAACATCACGCTCAATGCGCTCCAAGCGCCTAATGATTTCTGCGTTGCTGCTCTGGCTTGTGCGCGGCATTATGCTTCAGGCTCCTGGGCTTCAGGCAGCTGCTCTGGCTGCGGCTCTGCAATCATAGCAATAGGCTCATAAATTACCTCACTCGTGCCGTCAATAATCTCAGGCTGCAATGGTGGCATAAAGCCTTGCTCATCGTCCCAGGTTCCGCCAATCCAGATTGGCGCGGTGTCATCTTCAATCTCAAGCATCCAAACAGAGCCAAAAGCAGCGTGCGCCTCATCAAGAAATAACTTCTTTTGGCCATCATTCATTCCATTAGCAATAATGACATTTTGCACGGTACTCTTGTTATCAATAAA